TCTCTATCCTGTTCAAGGTTTTTACTAAATACAAATACATCTGGAACATATACCTCTTTTAAAGGTTTAGCTAAAAACGGAGGTGGGGTAGTATATTTATCTAATACTTTAAATTCTTCTGTAATATTTGAAATATCATTACCTCTTTTCTTTTTGAGTACTATTTTATCGTCAATATCTACTTTGTTAACATCGGCAGATGGTATTGCAACATATATAAACCCTTCTTTATCTTGATAAAAACTATCACCTATAAAGTTATGTGTTTTAGATGATATTTCTTTTATAAAATATTTATAAGTTTTTGCAAATGAAGGTGGGTTGGAAGTTATAGCTGCCTTAAATCTAGTTGAAAAAGAAGCTCCTTCTTGACCAACTTTTACAATACCTGTTTTGCTTGTTAACACAGGTGTTTGTCTACCAAACTCATCCATATAAACAACACCAAATTGATATGTTCTTTTTGACTTTATAGATTGTCTTTCTTTTTTAACATCATCATAATTTGAATCAGTAGGGTTATATCTATTATGTATACCTACTGAAAATACAGGCTCTACATTGTTATTGCTAGAATCTTTTAAATTAAAGTTTTCAGTATAATTACCATATATTAATCTATTTGCTGTAATTTCTTGTGCTTTAGCTTTCCTAGGCACACTATCAAATAATCTTAATAATTGATTTGATGGCAACGTTTTAAATATTTGATCATCTTTTACTTCAAATTCCAAAGGACTTGGAAAAGCATTGCTAGAATTTTTTTTAATAGTGTCAACTAAATAACAATTTGTACCTACAGAGTCTTTATAAAGTATATCTATCTCTTCAACATCAGCATGTGTATTGTGATTTAAATCTTTTATTTTTAGCGACCTTAGACTATTAACCATTGCTAAATTAGACCCCGCTTTTACGTCATACTCTATCCCAGTACCTGCCCCTACTGTTGGGTCTGGTAAAAACGCGGCATTAGAAAATGGAGAAAAACAAGAATATTGTCCATTATTATATTTATATCTATAAGCAAATCTAGGAAATTTTTCTTGAAACAATGGTTCCTCTTCTTCTAATATACATGTCCATAAAGCAGCTTCCCGAGGAACCCTTTCAGATATAGTCAGTATTTCAGCATTTGAAAAAGCGCCAACATTAGTACCGCTGCCTTGGGTATAATTACTTGCTAGTTTTATTCTAACTTTAATTGTTTTTACAGTATCATCAGATTCTGTATATTTATGTGTTAATACAACAACATCATTTGCTTGATAATTAGGGTTTGTAGCTGTACCACCAGCTACTTTAAACTTACTAACTCCCGCTTGTGATGAAGAAATTGTATATCCAGAATCCCTAGGTGTTCCTAAATTACCAGCACTAGTGGTTTCAGTACTTAAATTAGCATCTACAAATATAGCTGTATTACCTGCTGTTCCATTTCCACCTCTTGCCGAGCTATTCATTTCTAAAGTTGGCGCAGCTAATGGAGATTTTTTAATAACAGTAATTCTTTCCGCACTTAATCCTGAGCTGGTTCCAGCTGACCCAGAAGTTTGGCCTCTCCAATATTCAATATCTATTTGTCTTGGTTCATTTAAATTATCTGTAAAAAATAAAATACCATCAATAACATTTGCACCAGTTATAAAATTAGCAGTATTAAAATTTAATATATTACTTTGGTCAACTATTATTGTATCGTATGTGTTTGCTTGATAATCCCACTCTGCTATTAAATCTTTTGCTGATGATGTAATAAACCAATATATTTTATTATTTTCAATATCTTTTACGGTACCAATACATTTTGCATTAGATAAACTTATTGTATCTCTTTGCGTATTGCCTAAAATACTTTTTAACGCTCCAACGTCGCTACCTTCTGAAAAGTCAACATCAACATTTACAGCGTCTCTATATTCACCATTAGGAATCAATCTTTCATCAAGGTCTTTATTCATTTTACCTTGTATAAAAGCATTTTTAATTTCTGGCATACTTTAGTGTTTTATTACTTTAGATTTATTTCTCATTACTTGAACAAGCTCTTTAGGGTTCAAGTTTGCTAACCTTAACTTTGCATTTCTTATTGATGCAAATCTATCTCTTTTATATCTTTGGATTACATATTCTGGAAAATTTGTTCTAGCACTTACTATAGAATATACAATATGCTTATATAACGCTTCTTCAGCAAATTTATGTACTTTCATTTCAGAATCAGTACCCATACTATCTGAAATATATTTTATTGTTATTATAGCATTAGCTAAATCAGATGTAAAATGAAATTTACCATTTAATTCATCTATCATGAAATTACCATTTTTTTGAGCAATTTCTGGGTCCAACCCAAATCTTCCACCATACTCAGATATTCTTTCATGTGCTCTTTCTAGGTCGTTGTTTACATCGTTATCAAATAGTCCTGTAAAATTACCACTGTTATTATCTTTGAATCTTGTTTGGGTAGTTGGTGTTTGAGTTAACAAACTATCGTCATCATCAAATAAATATGCAGCTTCTGAATCTTGTAATATAGATTCTGTTGGTATAGATGTAAATCTTATAGGATATAAAGGTCTTTCTACACCAGCCTTATCAACTCTAGATATTTGAACATAATCTACATAATCTTGTGGCATTAATATTGATAAAGAACTACCAACTTCAACTTCTTGTATTTTTTCAACTTTAGTTAAATCATAACTAAACTCTTGTAGCCCTCTTTTTGCGTGAAACAAAACATCTGTTCTTTTAACTCTAGGTATTATTTTATCTTTACCAACATAAGAAATCATAAAATTATTAACTATATCCGATAAAGATATATATCTATAACCTCCAGAAGGCGTTGTTAACTTAACCTCTATAAAATCCCCAACAGTTCTTCCAGATGTAAATATTACTTTACCTGCATTACTCCCAGATGATGCATAGTTATATATATTGTCGTCTACCTCAGATCCATTTATAAAAACAATAATAAATGATTTGTTTGACGGCAAAGGATCTAATGTTAATAGAAACTCAGTTTGATTTGCTGTTGCAGTAAATTTTTGCCCTGGTGTATAATACTGATAATGTGTTTGATTTATAAATCCCATTTATTATGCTTTTTCTTGTTGAATATCCTTCATTTCTTCGGCTGAGCCTGTTTGGTAAAGATTACCGTCCTTTAATAATATACCAGACAATGCTAATATTTTATTAACTAATTCTGTTTCCTCAGATTCATGCAGCTCAAAATTTACAGAATTTGCTGAGTTATATAATCCTGTTCCGCTGTTAGCAGCCCATGATACTGTTGCTGGTACTTTTATATAATTAGCATGAACACCACTAGTTATTTGTGTTGCTAAATTTGTAGTTGTATTAACATCACCATATACTTTTATGCCAGCGTTGTCTCTTATAAATATAGGAAATTCATTTGATGGTTGAGCAATAGGTGATTTTTGAAGATATAGCCATTCTTTTTGAGATACTTGCTCTGCTTCTCTACATGTAGGACAGTTCGTTAATATAGAACCTAATCTGTATAAATCAGCTGGCAAGGTAGTGCCTCCAGAAACTGATATTAATACTTTTTCAAATATACTTATTTTTTCTTCTAAGATTTCCATTATATCAGAATATTCTGTTTGATTTCCAGGTATTCTACTAAATTGATTTAAATCATAAAAGTATTGCTCAAATATATCTAACTGAGCTTGATTGGCCATTGTGTTAAATTCCTGAGGAGTAATATATCCTCGTTGTTCTTTGTTAGTTATAGCTAACACTCTTTGGTATACTGTGTTTACGTTTACTGCCATTATATTATTGTTATAGGTTAAAGGCCCACAATCGCAGGCCTTTTCCTACAATTGCTTTACTTTAATTTTTTTTCAATATTTTGAAATACTTCAATTCCGTCATCGGTTTTAAAGTAAGCTGCTAATGCTGAATATGGGTTTTCATCAAATGGAACTTTAATTAATTTTCTATCAGTTGACCCCCACATAAATGTTCTTTGGTCATTAGATAGTTTAATAATACCTTGTTCTGTTGCTTTTATACCTACATTTCTAATATTTAGATTTTCATCATTAGCTAATTCTAAGAATAAGAAAGGATTCCTTCTAGCAAATAGTAAGCAATCTCTTTTAAGTTCCTTAGAAGTCATCTTAGACACTCCATTTCCAATCTCAGCTCTTAAAATTGCTTCAATATGATCCAATTCTAAAGTTTGAGCTAGATTTAAAGCTTTAATTTCCATTTCTAAATAGTCTATATCATTTTCAGCTATTTGCACTGGATTATGTTCTTTAAATTTTTTATTTAAATCTGGGTGGTGTGCTAAATATTTTTGTAAAGTTTGTTTTTCTTTTGGAACAAATAATTTTCCATCTTTAAACATAATATGGCTTAATTTTTGAGGTCCTTTCATTTCATCTACAAATATTGTTTTTTGATTTTCACAATATTTAATTTCTCTTTCATAGCCTAATTCTTTGTCAAACCATAAACATCCTCTACTTTTTATTATATAAACTATAGGAGATTCACCTATTGAAAGTTCATATAATTTATCTACAAATTGTGGTTTTTTTACTACAGGCTCCACAGCCTTTTTTACTATAGGTTCTACAACCTTAGTCTTTTTTGTTTTTTCCATGATATAATATAATAAAAGTTAAAAATAAAAAGGGCAGGGTGCCGAAGCACCCGTTCCTTTTAAATTAAGTATTAAGAGTCAAATCTGATAAAGTTGTTAGCAGCTTGTACTACTAAACATCTTTCTGAAAGATAGTGAACCTCCATAATGTCTTTACCAGTTGTAGATGCTCCACCTACAGAACCAGTAATCCATGATTTCATTCTTCTATCATCAGTTTCAGAAGCTCTATATCTTACGTGTAAGAAAGGTCTTCTAACGTTTTTACCTAACATTTGGTCATACACTGAAGATGTACCAGCTGGTACTAAAAGTCCTTTTAATCCTCCTACTAAACCTCTTGTAGATTTATCGTTAAGATATTTCCAGTCAGTTTTGTAAAAGTCATAAGAACCTCTTCTAAATCCAGAGAATCCTAAGTTAAGCGCCATGTCAGATGAATTTTCAAATACACCAAAGTTTACACCACCTGTAATACCTGGGTTTAATCCCGCTAACAAGTCGTCAATAACTAGATTTGCATCTCTATTTAAGAATAACATATTTTCTTCAATAGCACCTTGCTTATCTAATTCCTTTAATAAATCGTCAAATTCTGATAATTCAGCTGATGCGTTGAATTGGTTTGTCGCAACAATACCTCTAGTTCCAATCGCAGATAAAAGTCCTTCAGTACCTTGAACAGCTACATCAGAAGCAGCAGTTCCAGATCCTGTAGCTGCTTTTTCAGCTTCAATCATAGACATTTCTAAATAGTCCTCAAATCTTACTCTAGTATCACCTTCAGCCTTCATATACCATAAGTAACCTGCCATTCCAGCCTCACCACTTACTTCAACCCAACCAATTTGAGCTGTATCAGAACCAGAAACTTCAAAGTGATCTTTGATAATAATTGGTCTGTTAGTAAATGATTTAAAGTTTGGCTCAACAGCGTCAGTCATTGAATCAGAACCTTTTACAAATTCAGAACCGTAAACAAAGAATCTAATAACAACAGCTGTGTCTCCACCTGCTAATGTTGCTAAATCATCAAAGTTTTCAGCACCGTAAGGTAATAATGTTAAAGAAAGGTTATCAGAAGCTACAGCTGTACATTTAGCTTTAACTACTACAGTTCCAGCGGCTCCAACGATAGAAGCTACTACAGTAGCACCAACTCTTACAGAGTGAGCTATTGAAGAACCTGATTCGTTGTCAACGTCTTTAATTGCATTAACTAAACCGTTTGTACAGTTAATAGTTCCTTTATATGCCAAGTGTAATCTACCCTGCTCAGACCAAATAACTTGATCAGAAGCCATAGGCATTTCAGCACCTACCATTCTCAAGAATGAAGAAACAGAACGGTTTCCGTATCTTTCAACTTCTTGGGCGTACAATTCAGGTAGAAATTGTTGTGACCAATTCTTACCATCTGTACCATGAAAATTTAAATAGTTAGATGACAGCGTTACTTTTTGCGACGCTGGGCTAACTAAACTACTGGCTAATGGGCCAGTAAACGTATTATCGTTTGCCATTTTTCAAAAGTTTTTAATAGTTTTTTAATTTTAGTTTAATTCCTGACAAATCATCTCCGCTAACAACTCTTGCTTTCATTCCGCCAGCTTCAACATTTTGATGTCCTGATCTAGGACTCATGTTGATATTCTTAGCAGACTTAACAGATTGCTTAATAGCATCTGCCTTGCCTTGTTCATAAAAGTGTTGAGCGATAGCATCGGAATTCATCGCGGTAAATAAAGCTTTATGATAGCCAGGAGCATCAGCCATCTTATTTTCTTTATCTAAGAACTTCTTAGTAAAGTTATTGATGTCGCTCTGGGTTTCTCTAACCTCATTTACATTCTTCACATTAAACCTAAATCTCTTATCCCCGACATTGTATTCAAAACCTTTGAACTTATCGTTAAAAAGCGAAGTGGTTTTATTGTTAAACACATCTCTTTGAGATTGTGCTATTTTTTGATTAGCTTCGGTTTCTTCATTATATCTATTGAAAAAATCCATAGCTTTCTGGGCTTCAGGCGTTAGCTTATTCCCAGCTTTAATTTCTTTATAATATGTTGCTTTAGCGTCTTCTAATTTATACTTAGCCTCAGCAACAGCTTCTTTAAAAGCTAATTTTTTTCTTTTTATATCTTTAGGTTCGTCAACTTCTTCATCGTAAGAAAAACTATCATCAATTAAAAATGTTATTTCTTCCTGCGTTAAATGAGGTTTACTTTGAGAATAATATTCCTGTAGTAAATCCATTTGTTCGAACTTTTCGTAATCCTTATTTAAAGCAACATAATCCTCTAAATCCCCACCAGTTTCATTCATAAACTTAACTAAGTCTTGAATATTTTCTGGATAGTCTATTGATTCTTGTGCTTCAACTTCCGGTAATACTTCTTCTTGTTGCGGTGTGGGCTGGGTAATTTCAGCGCCTGCTTCCACTCCTGTATTGTCAGTTGAATCCTCTTCATCTGTAATTTCTTGTAATACCGATTCTTCTTCTGCCGGTTCCTCTTGCTTTACTTCTTCTTCTTCTTCTCGTACTTCTTGCAATCCCACTTCGACTTCTTCCCCAGTTTCCTCAACCTCGACGCTTCCGCTAGGCACGCTATCTTCTGTTTCTTGTTCTTGAACGGCATCTTCTTGATTATTAATTTTACTGTAGTCAACTTTATATACACCAGCCTCTTCATCGAATCCAGCATTTTTTTGTACTACTTCTTCTTTTTCTTGCACAGATAATTCCTCACCTGTGTCTAACACTTTAGCTTTAATTTCTTTTGCCATAATAAAATATTATATGATTATACAATTTATATATTACTTAGGTTCAAATGCACCTAAGTTAAAATTACCGCTTATTATATCGTTTCCTGCCGATTCGAAATTTTTAGGCGGTCTACCAGTTTTTCTCTGGTCGATTAATTCAGATTGTTGAGATGCTTGTATTTTTGTACGTTCATCTTTACGATCTTCTTTTTTGTTCATTGCACCGGACTCCGCCTCGGTTTTAACTTTTGCTAAAGCCATGTTCATTTGGAATTCCATTTGCATTAATTGTTTCTTTAATTCAGCCTCTCTGTAAAGTTTATTAGTATCTAACTGACTTTTAGCCTGTTCTAATTGTATTTTACTTTGAGTTAACGCTTGTTGTTTTTGTATTTCTGCTTGTGCCGCAACTTGTTGTGCTTGGGCGTTTGCTTGTGCCTGAGCCTGTATATTTTGTTGTTGCATTTGTTGGTCTCTTTCTTGCTTCTTTTTTCTTCTTAATTTTAAAAGTTGATTAGCAAGTTTAACATTCTTAATCATTCTTATATCAATAGCATCTTCTAATTCAATATTATTTTGTGCTATTGCTACTTGAATATTATTTTCTAATAATTGTTTTTCCTCTTCATCTGGTTCTAATTCTAAGAAAATACCAAAATCATGTAAATGCAACTCTGCTAGTTCTTTTAAAGTTCCAACATTATGTGATCCTATGCTTTGTATAAAAGCGTTTGCTGTTGGAGAATATTCCAAAACATCAGAAATTCTTAATGATATTTTTTCAGCCATTTCAGCTGTTAAGAACAATCCGCTTTGTAATATATGTCTCGTAGCTGTATTGCTATTTGCCGCTGCAAGCTTTTGCACACCTACTAAGGCATTCTTATCCGGAGTACTACCATCTCTTGCTTCGTTCAACCCTGTAGCATCTCTCATCATTTGTAAATAATAATTATAAGTGCTAATTAAAGCAGATAGTTTTCCTGTACCAGAATTATTACTTATTTCTTGTATTGGAACTTTCCCTGGGTTCATATCGCCATCAGATGTAAATGATCTACCTATAATACTACCTGTTTGGAAAAACATATTTAATGCTTCTTGTGGATTGTAATTACTGCCGTTTCCTAAATCAACTTCCGCTAATCCATCCGCATCTACATATACTCCATCCGGAACCATTCTTGCAAGTATTTGTTGAATTTTTAAATGAGTTAACTGAATCATATCTGCAAAACCAGTAACCCTACTAACTAAAGACTCAACCTTGCCGTTATACAATCTTGGTGCTACTATAGATTAATTAAGTTTAACTTTATTTACATCGCTTTTTTCACGCAACATATTTTCGCAAAGATTCCATTTAAGTAATTGTTTAGCTCCTGGTAAATACACACCTTCATAAACAACTTCAATATTTTTAGCAATACGCTCAAATTTTAATCCTTCAGCCATTGGTGGATTAAAAGCGTCAGATTTTTTAATAATTTTTTCCGCCCCAGTTGCCGTTTCTTTTACTTTATAAACTTCATTCATGTACGTTTTATAACTAAAGTACATTAATTGAATAGAATTATTATCTGTATTATTAACTTGGGAATTATATTTGTTATAGCTATTGTAGTCCCCGTTACCCTGGCTTTGTATTTTCTTTAAATCTTCATCTGTTAAATTTGGAAATTCTTTTTTAACTTCTGATATATTAACGTTTTTAATTTCACCTACATAATATATGTCATCAAAATACGGGGATTCAGTATAAGAGTAAACAATATTTGCAGGATCAACATATTCAATTTTTATTCCTTCAGATTGTGTGAAATTGTTTTTAACACAAGCCATTCCAAGAACAGCTAAATCATAATAAAATCTTTTCTTTGTTAACTCGTAATTGTTTTGATTAAATATAGTTGATATAGCCTGCTCTTCTGCAATTTCAATTCCTTGTTTATAACTTAGTTGCATGTGTAATTCTAACTCTTCATTATTTTCAGGAAGTTGGTCCGCAGGGGTATTGTACATGTTAATACCAAATTCTTTTTGAGCATAATCGGATAACTCTTTAGTTTTCATATCCATAAGTATACCCTCCATATATTGAGTTCTTTTATTAACTCCAAATGGGTCTTGTGAATATGCTTTTATGTCATAAGTTCTTTCCGCAATACCATTTACAACTATGTCAACAAACTTAGGTATAATAGGGACTGGCTTCCAGTCTAAATTTAAATATGATAAATCACCATTAATAGATAATTCATCTTTATATTTTTGAATAGACTGTTCTCCTCTAGCATACAATCTTAATTTATGAAAATTATTTTGGTTTTGGAAAAATCTATTTACTCCATGAGATTTTTTAAACCATTCATTTTCTATAGCTCTTGCAACTTCTAAGCCGTAATCCATACTTAACTTTACGTCGTCTCCTACGGTTTGACTTGGAAAATGTGATTTCATAACTGATTCAGCCATATTATTGTTTTATTATTTTTGATAAACTTCCTTTATTTTCGTATTTTGAAAAATTAATATTTACTTTTTGTTTTACTCTTTCAGCGTGTGGTTTATATTTATTTTTATTACAAGCCATAATAGCTAAACCAGAACTAATTGCAGCATCGAACGCTGTTCTTTTATTTATGTCAAACTTTGCCCAGTCGTTAAGTGTTCTGTTAAAATATAAATCACCATATTCGCCATCTGATAAAATACCAACATAATCATTAATATATGTTTCAATAGCAGCAGCGTGGGCTTGTCTTATATCCTCACTTGAGTTTGGTATACCACCTATTTCTTTTTCTGTTACTGATAATTTATTTCTTGCTTTGTCTGGTCTATTCATTGAATAGCCTCTATAACCTCTTCTTTTTAAATAATATAATAATCTTGGTTTATTA